AGCCACACTCCGCGCCACGGTACTTCCAAACGCAATAGTTTTGTGTGATGATACGCTTCGGCAGGCTTAGCCCTTCAAGGTCAATGGGGCTTGCCAATTGAAAAGTGACGAAAATGTTATTTTCAGCCACTTTCCGTTCGATGTAGAACAAATCAGTTGGGAAATAACTGTTTAAATCTGTGGCGCCTCCGCCTGGAAGATATTTGTACAACGTGCGCCTGCGATATAGCTTTGCCCCAACCAAATCATCAAGATCGTTAATAACATCAGACAATGCGCCAAAGACATTGGACACTGTTAATTCAGGCGTGGGGATTTGCCCCTTTGTCGTTTTCTCAAAACCACGAGCTTGAATGGGGAGTGGTTCGTAAACTACCAGCGTCGCATCATCGTCAGACTTTCGCCATTGAATTTTTGAATCATCTCGCATCACTTCTGGGGCGAAATAAAAACTAGTCGTACCGCCTGAAACGATCGTGGATATGTCAAGTTCGTACATTTCAACGATGGCATCATGCCACGTTTGTTGCACATCGTTCTCAATAGTCATGACCGATAATCAGCAATACTGCGAACAGAAAATGAAATAATGTTGGAATTGAGACCAATGCGTTCCCATGTCCATTCATTTGGATCTAAGCGATATTTAAACGTGTTGTCATCTTGGGGGAATTGTGCATAAAAGAAATCCCCTTCGAGATCATGAAAGAAATCATCATAAGTTTGAGCCTCCACATCTGTCAAAGGACGAGTGCGTAAATCATATCGCCGAAATCCAGATCGAATGCCATCAGGCGTCACCTGTTCGTAGCCATCACCAAGACGGAAACGACGAAGACGACGCCCCCTGAGGCGCGTCGTCCCATATTCAAAGATTTGGTCTGCGTCAGTGCCAGTGAATAGCGTTGGCTGAGTCATGATTATTGCCTAGAAGAATAAATGATGCCGCCAGGGCGAGTTTCTCGCATGATAACTTCTTTAACGGCTCCTTCAATGTTTTTGGCGAGTTGATTCCCTTGATTGCCTTTCATCGAGGAGCTTGCTTGGCCGTTGTTGACGTTGACGACAATGCTGGTAGCGATGTCGCCGCCTGCGCCGCCTCCCAGATCCACTGGAATGCTCTTGCCGTTGGGAAGGGGCACCACTGCCTCGTTAAAGCGCCCTTCGCCTATGAGGCCCAGCGTGGGGCCTGTGACGACGCCGCCAGTCGCAAAGCCCTTGGCCAAAGATGCGCCCATGTTGAAGCCAGCATCAGTGGCTTGACCAGCGGTCATGGCTGCGCCACCAGAAGATTTAAGGGCTGGAGCCGCTCCCCCTGGCAGTAAACTGCCAACCAAGCCAATTGTCTTCATCACCACCCATTGGCTGATAATTCGCGTGGCCATGTCGGCAAACATTTTTCCAACATTTGAGAAGAAATCTGCTAGCGACTCTTTAGCTGAAGACGCTCCAGTGACAATGCTGTTGAATGAAGCGCCAAATGCATCTCCTATACCTTGAGCCGATTCAATCACAACAGTTTGAAGACTTGTCATTTGATCAAGTTCTTTGCGCAGATCACGCATGGCAGCTTCAAGAGTGCCAGGCAGGGCTGTCGCCTCGACTTGTTGCACTGCAGCTTGGCCTTGTTCAGGAGTGATTGCCCCTCCGCCGACCATTTCATAAATTCGCTTGATAATGCGCTCGCGCTCTGCTAGTGCTTGATTCTGCTCGTATTCTCTTGCAGTGATTTCACCGTTCGCAAAACGCACTTCATTCATCAAGTCGCGATAATCAATGGCTAAATTTCTACGGCGCTCTTCTTGTTCTGCGGCTTCTTCTATGCCTTCGTAGACAGCTTTTGACATGTCCTTAAAGACCGCAGTACGCTGCGAATCAGCTTTTCTTATCGCCTCTCGCTGTTGTATTAATGCTTCGTTTTGTTTCAACTCGCCATTGGCTTGCCTTTCACGAATTCGGAAAAGCTCTAAATCAAGGTTTAGTTGAATTAGCTTCAACTCGTTATAGCCCCTAATATTTTGCTCTATTCCAGCCTCTTGCTCCAAAATTTTAGTGCGAATAGCAAGCTCTTCTGCGCTTATATCCTTGCGCTCTTTGACCGCTTTACTGGCTTTTCCTGCACCGGGGCCATCGCCGCCAGAAAAATCAAGCGTTTCTAGCTGTTGATCTTGCGCTTCTAATCCTTTACGCACTTGAATAGCAGACTCCATTGCGTCCTTCGCGCTTCCGGATTCAATTGCTGCTTTGTTCAACCCTTCACGAGCGGCTTGAATGTTTGCCTCGATTTGACCGGGAGTTCCAGTTAAAAATTGCTTGCCAGTTCTAAGATCACTTCGTAACGATAGACCCGAGGCAAGACCAGAACGTTGCAATCTTTCAAATTCCGCCTGTGTTGTTTGACGTCCGCCAATTCCGCCAGCCTCTTCTAGCACTTGAATTGATTGCTGAAAGGAAGAAATTTTCTGTTCAGCAGCGGTGTACTTTGCAGTTGCAGTTGTTACGTCGCCAGCAATGGCCACTGCATCAAGCTCGTTTTTCAGATCTCGTGCAAACTTTGCCGTATCCCTGAGTTTTGCGTTGGCTTGATCAACCTTGGAAGCCATCGCTTCAAAGAACACAAGCACAGCGCCAATCACCAAGCCACCAAGTGCAATTTTCGCAATTCTTGAAGTTGCAATTAAGACTTTCAACTTGGCTATAGCGCCAGTCATATTAGTGACAAACATTACCAATCCGCGAATAGCCGCAGCAATTCCAGCCTTGGCCATTAATTGCAATGCAGCAGTAACCAGCGCCACTTGAACGGCAAGTTTTGCTAACCAACCACCAACGCCAGTATTCATGAGTCGGGCCAATGCTTCAACGACAGTCAAGACTACTTTGGCGAAAACCCCAAATGTTGGACCAAGTGTTTGCAGAATACCAAGCACGGATTTGCTGATTTCTGCAACTTGCAAAAATGCATTATAAATCTGCAATCCACGAGAACTTAAAGTTGCAGCAGGGTCATCGACCCCTCGCACCCCAGCAACAAACGCCTGGACTGCCTCTGTGGCATCTCCTATCAACCCGGAAAGCATTGGGAAAACTTGAGCAGACGCAAGACCAACCAAAGGCTCAAAGCTTTCGTACATTTTTTGCACAGAATTGCCAAGATCATTCATGCGACCCTGCAGCGTTTCAGCGGCTCCTGCGGCGCCTTGAGCGAACTCCGTATTCATAAGCTTCGCTACATTGCGAAGCAGCGCCTGGAAAGCCTCACCCTTGAATGCTCCATCCTCCAAGGCTTTAGTGAATTCCGGGATGCTCATTTGAGCCGCACGAGCAAACAATGCAAGAGAACCAGGGAGCACATCACCAAGTTGCCCCTTAAGTTCTTCGCTCATCGCTTGGCCCTTGCTGGCCATCTGAGAGAATGCATAAGTAACGCGATCCACTTGATCAGCACTTAAACCAAAAGTTGCAGCAGCTTTGGAGATGCCAGTAAACAGTCCCTCAATTTGCTCTGGAGCGAATCCCGCTGGCTCCATTGATGCGTAAAGACGCACAAAACCTTGACGAGCGCTTTCGAGAGGAACGTTAAACCGTTCTGCAAGACCATCGATAAAATTAAATGCCGAATTTGCTGCGCCAGCACTACCTGTTACAGCAAGTAATTGGTTATTAAATGTCTGAAGAGCAGTGGCTGCACTAAGCGCTTGATTAGGCAAGTCAATGATAAAAGCAAGAGCTTTGTATGCCGTGCCAAACAATAACACTTGCTTAACTGCATTGCCAAATTCGCCACCAAGCTCTTGAATGGCACCAGTCAATGGCACGCGAGATTGCTTGAGATATTGATCCGCGCCCTTAAGAGCTTGTTGCAGCTTGCCTCCAGTGAAGTAGCCAGGAGGTAATTGACTAGACGGTCCACCTGCCAACGCTGCATTATATGGAACAATTGCCCCTCCGCGAGGAGGCTGTGCATACTGCCTAAATGGTCCGGCAGCGCCACTGCCGCCAGCTCCCAAAGCAAAACCCTGAGGCCCTTCCGCCATGACAGAAGCTCCTCTCATTGCAGAACGCTGATATGCTTGAGCGATTCTCTGGCTAACAGTCGCTCCGGGGCCTCCATACCTAGACGCTTGACGCCCCACAGCGGCAGGCAACAAGCCCGCCACGCGACTTGGAGCTAGTTGCGCTTGGCCAATTTCACGCACCCTCACTTGACGCACTCGTTCGTTCAGTGAATCAATGAACGCATATGCCGCACCACGAAGGATTCTCTTAAGCTCTACGCCAAGATCAGAAGGAAGATATTTGGCGTTTGCTATTGAACGCCCTGGCAGCGCTCCTTGCGTGACGCCAGTTAAGGCCCTTCCAGTAGCAGAAGGGCCAATGGGGATTGTTCGAGAAGGTACAGTGGCAGCAAAGTCAATCGCTGGAGGTAATCTTCGCCGCGCAGCTTCTCTTCGTAATTGCTCAGGATCAACGCCCGCCATAAACATAACGGCACGCGCAATTTGGTCAAGAAAAGACCTCTGGATCTTTCCTCCCTCTCCTCGCATTTGGTTTTTGATATTACCAAGAACGTTCTCAGCAATGTCTTGATTTAAATCACTAACAAGTCTGCTGACAAGTGGATCTTTTCTAAGCCTAGAGACGCCAGTAATCCCGCTTTCTTTGGCTAAAGCTTGAAGTTGTTTTACACTTAAATCCTCTAATGCCTTGCGCAGTCGCTCACTACGTCCCACTCCAACGGCACCACCGGCTCCTGGCATATTGCCGCCAGATAGCCCCTGACTCCGCATATATTCATATAACCCTGCAGCTCCCGCTGGTCCTGCGGCAAATCCACCCCTCGAAACTTGCCCAAGCTCAGCTTCAATTTTGACTTTGATGCCGCCAAGTTTAGATTGTACGTCTCTACGAAATTGCTCTACATCCGCATTTGTGATTGCGCTTTGAATGCTTACGGGAACTTTTCGCCCGTTAATTTCATTAAGTTTTTGCGTTAAATTGTTAGCCTTTAGTATCTCCGCGTCTAAATTTGTATTAACATTAATGCGATAATTCTTTCGCCTGAAATAATTTGTTAAATATTGAGTTTCACGCTGCAGAGACTGTCTGTTAATTTTTACATTAACTTGTCCCGTAAATTCACTTTGAACAATATTAATTGCTTTCCGCATCTCTTGGCGGAAATATGCAAGATCTAAACCAAGAGCTAGCCGAATCTCAGCAGCCATTATCCGCCAAATCGTTAATCATCTAATAGTTTAGCGCTATTCCTCTTCTCTAATGGACGCCATTTTAATTTCATTTGCCAATGTACTAACGAGACGTGCATCAAGCTTCACGCTTCGCATGAGCTTCTTCAGCACTCTCAAACTACGTTCCGAAACACCAGAATCCTTCCGCAGCTTCCTGGTATCAAATGGCAAGAAATCATCTGGCGTGGCACTAGCCTTCTTTCCGGCAAGACCCTGCACTACAACAGTGCCAAGCTTGGCTGTAGCCAAGCTCGCCACGTTATATCGGTGAATATCATGCTTCTCTAAAAATTGTATTGCAGCAACAACATCCCTCACTGGTTGCTTGGCAAAATTATCCTGATGCCATCGTGGCTCATTTAAATCAGAAGCCCCAATGCGAAAGTAAAGTTCGTCCCAATCAGTTAAATGGGCAAGATGCTTTCTTGCCCTTTTCTCCAGCTTCAACGGCGTGCTGATTTCGTCGAAGCTGGCTTCTCTTTTTTTTCCTCTTCATCGCTAGATTCAGCACGCTGTTCTTCTGCGATGAATTCCAGCATCTTGCTAATCAGTTTGCGACCCATGTTTTTAGTGTCTTCAATAGACCAATCCTCTACGCCCTGCCATTGCCCTTCAACAAGGCCCTCACCACGACTGCGGATAAAAGTGGTCACAAGACGTGCATTGCCTTGCTCAACTGATCCGCTGCCTGTAAGCATCGCCAGCGTCTCTTCCGTGAAGTCGCTAAGTAGTTCG